CGAGATTGTATGCTTCGCTCTCAAGATTTCCTTTTCTAACAGCCATGATCCTCCTATGACGCTCTGTGGTGGGTTCATAAACTCTCTTGTCCCACAAGACATGCAATATAATTCTAGATGAAGACGAGAACTATAAAGTCTATCAAGAAACATTCTTCCTTTACATTTTTTACATTCTAACATTAATTAGGAATTCCAAGTGCAATTATATTGATACCAATAGAAACATTGCCACTTGTTTTAAACTTTACAACTCCATCCACTTTTGACACTGTAACATTTTTTAACACTACAGAAATGTCAGATCCAGCAGAAGTACCATCAATATTTATTGGGGTAGCAGTAACAATTGGGGCATACTTAAATCCAGAATAACTTAAAGAAAATGGAAGTTCGTTTCCAGCACTAACTGTACTATTATTTGCAACCTCTACATATCCACCAACCATTCTCATTTCAGATGATTTGACATCTTGTCTTCCAGAAGAAATAGTATCTATTGTCATATATTTATTAAGTGATGGTGAAACTTGGGTAGATAATGTATTTAAGGTGTCTGCTATTTGATATATATATCCAACATCCAGTGGTTGACCACGATTTGGTAAAGGTACTCTTGCCATAGTTATTCCATTATACCACTAAAGGGTTTGTTCACTACTAATTAGATATGTAGCAGCATCAAAAGCCTGTTTAACTTGTGTAATCTTTTGTACTCTAAACTTCATATGTGTTGGCCCTGTAGATGGATATGTCATAGAGTATTGAGTACCCTGCGAAACTCCAACCCATGTCCAATTTCCGTATGTTCCACCTGTTTTCCACTGAACGTAAATATCAAAGTTTTTTATTGACGCTTGTTTTTCTTGTAATATTTTTTCTTCATTAGTTGGATTAGTTATTAAAAGTGCGGGCATAGTCCAAGAAATTTCTGCAAGATGTGCTATATCATTTATAATAACGTTATGAGGAATACTCGTTCCTGCAATATCTTCAATATCAAAACCAACTTCATCAAACGTACTTGTTGATCCTAGTTTGTGTATTGGTGACCAATGTGAATACCTATTCTTATCTTCAGAAACAATTCTATATCTCATTTGATAAAATAGTTCATCATTATTTCCTATATAATTTGGTAAATCTTTTTTTAATATTCTAACCTTTTTTATATTTTGATCTACCATTATTCAACATCCATGGCAAACCTAAACTCTATGTAGTTGCTAGTATTAGGACTTTTTACAATTGGTAATGAATCTATATTTCTTATAACTGTATAACCTGTTAAACCATATGCTGGATTTATATTGTTTTTGCTTTCAACTCTCAAGGCATCTAGTGCTACATAGTAAGACCCATCTACAGTGTCAGCGGTTGATGCACCAGTTAAAACTTGAGAATATACCTTAATTGTGTCTACTGATTTCCATGGAAAACCTTGAGTTATATTAATATCCTTTAATGCTTTGTTAACAACAAAATATCTGTTTACATCAAAATCATAAGCAGAGCCATCATTAACATGATCAACCCTTGCCTCCATTCTTGCATACGCACCAGGAGTATTAGATGCAGAAAATTCTACTAAAATTCTAGCAGCAATTTTTGATGTGTCAATATCTAGATCATTGCCATCTTTATTTAAAACACTAAAGGCAAGTCTAAATTCATCAGAAGTAGAATATTTTGAAAGGTTTACGGATGTTCCAGATAACTGAATAAAATTACCAGCACCGACCAATGAACCTGTTGATCCAGAAAATGTTGAAGAGTCTCCACTCATTAAAATCATGTTGTTTAAAAATCTTGACCTTTCGTTCTTTTCATACCTAGATGTATTTAAGAAAATAGTATTATCTGCATTTGTTTGAAAAATATCTAACTGTAAAGATGATCCGTTAACTGTAAAATAATCTTTAATAACATTTAAAATTAATGGGTCGTCCAATGGTTCTGAAACAATATTTAAAGTATTAGATCCATTAATGCTCCAATTTTCTGACTGAGTAAACGATAGCAAAGACTTACTGTCATTAGAACCCAACAATGGATTAAATCCAGCAGAATATATTCCAACCTCAGTTATTTCATACCTTTCTTCTGTTGGCAATTCTGCAGTAAGAACAATTTTTGATATGCCGTCTTCATTTACTATACCCCTTGAAGAAACTGGTACTCTAAACATTTCAAAATCTAATTCTGTCCTATCAGAATAGTCTGGTTTTGCACCGCTAACGTATGGCTCTAAAGGCCTTGCACCGCAACCAACAGCAATATATGAAGCATATGAGGGAACTTGACCAAGTAGGTACTTCAATATTATATTTTTGCCAGTACTAGTAATCACTTAAATCTCCTATATTATATTGTATCATAATAGCCGCTTCCACTAGTTAGTATATTTATCTCTATTTGTTCATCATCTTCAATATTAACTAGTTCTAGAACTAAATCTCCTGTTGATGATTCTATATAAACGTTTACACCATTGTTACCATTTGCAACATTTGGTATCTTTTGATCAAGAACAATTGTAAAGTTTTTAAAGTACTCATAAGATGTTTGAAAAACTGGGGCTAAGGTGTAAGAATTATAATTTTGTAATATTTTGCTAGAGTTGTAGATGTTGTCATAAACAAGATTAGAGCCAAATACCGTATCGTTTCTGTCAATATTAATAATTTCTTGTCCACCAATATCTTCAAATATTAGGTTAGACATAGTTTCTATAGAAACTTCTTCGTCTCCAACTATTATGTATTGTGGATCTGCAACCTTAACCAAAGAACTATCTGATGAATTAGAGTATATTATTTGTGGTGTATTTGGAATTGAATCACTCATCTGCTACCTCATAACAATATAACTTCATTGTTGGACCCTGTGCTGATCTTGCATACTCAATATTATACACAACAAATCTTTTATTTTCTGATGCTATGATATCTTCATCATTGGCATTTTTATAATATATATTAACTATATCTCCAAGTTGAATTGTTGGTGTAGCAAATATATCCAACCCAATTGCATTTTTAGGGTCTATGGTTTTATTAACAATCCACCCAAGAAGTGATTCAGCATCGTCTTTTGATTGTATGTATGGAGTGTCCATAGTAAACTCTTTTGTGCCATATTTGGATTTACTTATTTTTAACTTGTTATATTTATCTTTAGATTCAGTATTTGATTTTATAGTCTGATCATCTAAATATTGTGTTTTAATATAGTTTGAGTTTTCTTTATAATAATCTTCTACCGTCAAAGTGTGATTTGTTGATTGAGTAAATGCAACACCCTGAATTCTTAAATAGTTTCCAGATGTTTCATCTAATGATAAAACGGTATCAGTTGCGTTAAAAATTAAAAATTCTGCACCATAGGCGTCTGGCAAAAATCCAGAGACGGTGTATCCTTTTATTTTATTAAAAGTTGGAGATATTTTAGAGTATAACGCTGGATATGCTTTGTCAAACTTAACATTAAAGTATGCACACTCTCTCATAATTGATCCAAACTCATCAAAGTAAAAGTTATATGATGGTGGTTCAGAAGGACTTATGCCAGATAAGTAGGTTGATTGTATTACAGAACTTAGAGCATATTTTCTAAATGCATCATTAGAGGTAATTTCTTGATTATTAAATATTTTATTAAATGGTATGTCTATATTTTCTGAAACATTTTTAGCATAGTTACTTCCCAAAGCAAATATATTTTCAAACATAATTTTGGATGTTCCCCTAGTAAACAAACACATATTATTATAAATAGGTAGTGGGTTTGTGTCATCAACTATTGCAACAATATTATTGTTTATATATAAATAAAATTTTCTTGTTTGTCCAATATCTAAATATTCAACTGCAAGATCGTATACGGTTGGATTAGACTCTCCTGTCATTCTATATTGTCCAGTAAAGTTACCATCATCTACTAATATGTTGGTTGAGCCAGACCATAATTTTACAGGAACGGCCATGTCTGTTGCACTATCTTTACCTATTTTGTAAAACATTAAGTTGGCAATTGTAGAGCCATTGGCATATTTATCTATGTTGGTTTCTGTTAATGCTGCAATTTCAAAATAATACCCCACATTATTTGTAGGATTAACCATAACCCCAAGACCACCAGAGCCGCCACCTATGCTTATATTTTGAGATGGATCAGTTCCAGGAACTACATAATATGTCATACTTCCAATTGGTGTTTGACCTCTAACTTCATTATTCTCAACCTTGCCAATAATTCTTAATCTAGTGCCAAAATGTTTAAATTTACTGTCTAGTGGCTTATAAACATAATTAATATAATTAATTGGTTTTTGTTCAAAGGTAAATGATGGTCCAGTCATAACTAGTGCGGATGATTGTATATTTCCTGATTTTTTATTAATTGAATTTTTGCTATCATATTCTGAAGTATAAGAACTTGATAAAAAGTTTTTAATAATGCTGGTTCTGGTTGTTTGTTTTGCTATAGCGTTACTAACTCCAGCCGCACCAACTACGACTGTCTTATCTAATTCTTTATCCGCAAACAAATATTCAGAGTACATGTTGCAACCCTTTACACTGTTTTCATTAGTCCAATATGGATTTAATCCAGCATAATGATTTGTAACTTGTGTTTCAAATTGACCTCTTCCATGTTTTACTATATCCCCTTCTTTTAAAACCTTTATCCCATTAATCTCTACATAGTCTAAATCTGTATAAATTCTAATCAATCCAGTTGGGTACATTTTTCCATTAAATGGTAATTGAGAAAAATAATTCTCATAGTCTTCAACATTAGTTATCCAAACATTTCCTATTCCAGAAACGCTATATTCAACTGCGTCATATCTAATGACTTCACCATTTGAATAAAAATATCCGTTATAGTTGCTAATCCAATATATGTTTTCTCCAAGATCTATAGTATTATTTAATAACACATTATTGCTAATTGATGGAATTTCATTTGATAGTGATGAGCCCAGTGGTATTGCTGCCAGAACATATGATGACATTGATGCAGCAGATTCATTTACAGTTTTAGTATTGCTTTTTCCAGAAACCTCCCATAGCAGTGTTGGTTTATATATCCAAGTTTTTTCTTTATCAATTAACGTTGCTTGCTTTATTGATCCTAAAGTTTTTTGAATATATCTAGTAGTATAGTTAATTTTTCCAGAATTCAAAACCTTCGTATCAACTATTGCGGCATTTAATATATTTTCTTTATTGTTTATTTCATTATTTTTAGAACCGTAAAGGGTGATATCTGATACTCTATCTGTTAACTTTGGTACTGTGTAATTTTTACTCATTACGACTAGATCATTTTCTTCATTAAAAAACATAGATGATTGAGAAGATATTGCCAAATCATTTAAAACTTGTGCAACGTTTTTTTCTTCATTACAAAAAAAGAAAGGAATAATTAGTTCCTGTTCATTTTCAATTTTTTTAAATATATAGTTAGAAAATCCAGTATAGTCTAATAATGTTGAAACCACAAAACTTAAAGACACGTTTGTTAGAAATAAACTAGGAGCATTTATTTGTTCTAGGTAAAAATATAAATCTCTTAATTGTATAGAAGTCTTGCCATTTTTTACATCTGTTTGTGGTATATTATCTGAGTATAATTTTTTTAATGGTATGTATTGATAAATATTATCATCAGTCTCTACACTTTCATAAAAACTAAACTTAACATTATTATTTAAATATTTGTGTACAACACTATTTGTATTATTTTTATTAAAAGAAAGATCTGGATCAATTAATTCTAGGTTACCAGTAGATGCCAGAAGTTGTCCTACTGGTAGTCCGTTTGTGCTTAAATCAGATATTGATTTGTTTATTGTATAGTTAGTAACATTATCTGTTATGTCTACCAGCAATCTAGGAGACAACTCAATTAAATCAAAAACACTATCAAACTTATTCATTGTACTTATTACAATCCTTATTCCATTTATATACTGAAACTCTTTATATGAAATACTACTGGTACCAGCGTTAGTATATGACATT